TTATGAAAGAAGAAAGAATTGGATTTCACCCAAAGATTACATAAGATTAAATGAGAAGATTGAACAATTAAGGAAGGAGAATTTAAAATAATGTATTTAGAAAAACAAGGAAAAAAGGAAGTAGAAGAATTTTTAGAAGGGTTAGGAATGAAAAATTTTAAATGGTACACTCTAGTTAACAATTGGGGAGTAACTTATGATGATGGAGCAAAACAATTTGATAGCAGATTTTTAGAGAACTTATATGGAGCTAGACCAATGGTATTTAAAACAACTTATTCAATGAAAGAAGAATTTTCATTTGTAACAATAGGTGGAAGAATGAGAGAAAAGACAGACAAGCTTGTAGAAGAAATTGATTCATACTTAAATAAAGTAGTATCAGAGAAGGGAGTCAAATAATATGATTAAAATCGAAGAACATTGCGTACAACTAGAAGGAACTCGTGATGAGTTACAAGAGAACATGATGGATTTTATTATCTTTTTAATAACCAATAAAGAAAGCGATTACAAAAAAGTATTTAGTCCTGATGGAATACTTCGTGGATTATATACTGCCTGTTCAACAAAACAAAGTCTATACAAGGATTTATTAGAAACCAACAAGAAAATACTAACAGAAATAGAATCAGGAAAATTTAAATTAGTATATAAAGAGTTAGGTCACGATATAGAAATACCAACAATGAAGATAGATTTAGGAAGTGAGAAAGATGAATAACGTAGATAAATTTTTAAAAGATGGAGTAAAAGAAGAATTTATAAAAGCAATAAATGAAGAATTAGATTATGCTGGTAATCAATTTAATATTGAAAAATTTTTAAATGAACAAGTTAAGCCAATTTTATCAGAAGATGAAAGAGTAATATTAAAGAATATAGATTTGCAAAATTTTAAAGCAATTGGTAGACAAGATGGATATTTATATTTAAGATATAGTAGTTACTGTTATGAATATGAAGAAACGGATATAAAATCTTTAACATTTTGGTATATGTATCATGAACTATTTCAATTCATAAAAGATGGAGAAGAGTACGAAATAAGAGAGTTATTAGGAGAATAATATGTTACAAATTAAAGAAAATATAAATTTAGAGAATTTGAAGAAAATCGGATTTGTTTACGAAGATGGGTATTATGTATGGCGAGATAGATTAGAGTGGGAATATATTGAAATTTGTGAATTGACAAGAAGAATAAGAGTTAGTGGAGATGAATTTGCTTCTGAACTTATGTTTGATTTAATCAAAGCAAATATCCAATACAAGAATTATTAGGAGATGATTCAGATGATGAACAAATTAATTGATTTTCTAATAGATGGAGATAAAGTATATAGAGATAACATAATTAAGAAACTAGATAACAAAGAAGAATTAACCGAATTAGAAGTAGATTATATAACCGATTATGTTTCAACCTATTCTAGATTTATAGAAAGGAGAAGAGAAAAATGCAAAGAGATTACAAAAGAGAATACGAGAATTTCCAAAAATTAGGTAAAAAACAATGGAAAGCTTCGTTAGATATAGAATATAGTAATAAACTTATAAAGATATTAGAGAAGAAGAATATAACCTTTTCCGATTGGATTAGAGAAAGAATAAGACTAGCTAAATAGCTAGTCTTTTCTTTTTATCTTTTGTAGAAACCTTTATATAAGAAAGGAGAAAATGAATATGTGGGAACACACTCATAATGCCTATAATAATTATAGCATATATTAACCCCAAGGTAAAGTAGGTGGAATAAATTCATCAGTATAAACTACTTCTTTAGCAATCATAAGTTCATCAATCCAATAAGCCATATTATCAAGCATAAAACCTATATCATTCCAATTACTAGCAGTAGAAGGATTTAAAGTACCATAAGTAGATTTAAGACCATCAATATATAATTGAATATTTCCATATTTATCAATCGTTAAAGCGAAGTAATGCCATTCTCCATTATTAACTCCTAAAGCTCCATAAGGAACTTCAGATTGAGATTGAGTTGAACAATAATAAGAAGAAAGCCTAACTTTATTGCTATTAGAATCAAACATTCTTCCATAAGAATAACCTGAACTTCCGTGGCTTTGGGTAAATATAACTAGATATACTTTTATCATTTAAGTTTTGTGAAGTTTTCTTTTGCCAAAATGCAATAGTAAAATCATTTCCAACGATTTCACTTCCATTATAACCAAGACCTTTAATATAAGATTGTGCCTGACTTGTATTTGATTTTCTTATACAACTATCAAATTTACCATTGACATCAGTAGCAAAACCACCTTCAGTAATTTGTCCTAATCCAAGTTCATTTACAATATGTCCGTCTAAATGAAATAAACCTGTAGCAGAAGCAGGAAGTGGATTTGTTGCCATAAATGTTTTTCTAGCTATATTTTCTATACCCATATAACCATATTTAATTTCTTTAGCTTTATCTCCAATAACAACAGGAGTACCTTCATTTTGTGAAGCAGTAAAATTACCAATACCTTGATTGTAATAAAATTTATTTTCAATAGTATCAAATAAGCATACAATATTATTTTGGTCTTTAACAGGTATGAAATGTCTAACTAAAGTACCATTGTCCCAAAGTTTTAAATAATAAAGTCTAGTTGAAGAAGTTTGAATAGCTCCACCTTGATTTAATCCAAAGATAATTAAGTTTCTAATAGAAGAAAGTGAAACATCTACGGAAACCGAATCTGATTGTGAAGTATCTGAATTTGTTAAAATTCCATCTTTTAATTTTATAGTTCTAACACCCGTACCTGCAACTGAAGTGTCAACTTCTACACCATTTCCCCAACGTAAAGTACCATTACCTGAATTAGCAGTATAGCAAGTTAATTGATAATCATTAATAGTAGAAGTGTCTCTACCACCAAAGATTGCATAACCTGTAGACCCTGCAGGATTAAGACATTCAAATTGAACTTCAAATTCAATTTTACCTTTAGCTTTAACCATTGAGTTAATCCATTGATTACCATTTGATTCAATATATTCTAGTGGAGTATAGTTTATATTTTCTCCAATAAAAATTTTCTTAACTTTTCTAGCAACATTATTAACTCCAATATAAACACTCATAAAATCAACTCCTATTCATATTGAAAATATAGATGACCTGTTTCCAAAGCAGAAACTCCGAGGTGTTAAATCATTTGTTCCATAACTAATAACATTTAGAAAGTCATAAACTGCTTTAGCAGAAGGGTATTGATTATTAGTAGATGAAGAATCAATAGATAAAACTTTATTTGCAACAACTTCAAAAGAAGATGTATCAACTGATAATTGTTTTTGATTTAATACTGCATTTAGAGTTCTTGTATTTGTAGTTGCTATAAACATTACAACATTATTACTAACTATATCAGTAAATGTTGAATATTTAATATTGTTATTTAAAGCAAGAGTTAAAGTAAGAGCAGTCTCCGTAGTATAAGTAACAGGAGAGCCATTCATTTCTCCAAAGGTTATAGTACAACCTGCAGGTAGTGAATAAAGACCTGCTTTTGTACTTGCATTTGCTACGCTAAAAGTAGAATCAGTAATTTCAGTAATAACTTCAGTTACACCACTACCGCCACCCGATGAAATTGTTTTTACAAGATATGGAGTGTATGTATCAGGAGTATCAAAGTTACATACTAAAGTTGTGCAGTTAGCAGGAATAGTAAATTGTTCATTAGTAGCTTCATAACCATCTGCAGAACAAGCTATTAAATTATCTCCTACATCAAGAAATGCAACTAATCTATTTTGTGAGCCACCCTTACCTGAAATAGTAAATACATCTCCTTCTTTTACAGGTAAGATAATATAATTATTATCAGTTGTAGGAATAGGAGTTAAATCAACTTGAGACCCAATATTTACTCCTGTTCTAATGTATCCATCTTTTATTAAATCATAATTATAAAGTGCTTCTCCATTTTTTAAGAAAGCAACATTATGTTCTAAATAATCTACTCTATCAGGAAGTGAGCCAAAATCTCTATAAACTTCATCAATAGCATTTTGAACTGCTTCAGAATTTGGAACTTTATTTTCATCTCCCGAAAGAGTATCTTCTATATAATCATTTGGAGTAGCAACCCACTTTGAGTTTAGAGAATCATACTCTACGCATTGGAAATAACCATAGAATTTATTTTCTAATTCATTATAATAAACTATATTTCCTGTATCAAATAAAATATTAGTCATTCCATCATCATAGATTGGAAAATTACATTCATAAAATCCTGTTTCTAAAGTTTGAGCTAAAGGAGTTCCATTTATTACTATTGCACCTGTATTTTGAAGTTCAACATTACCTTCAAATTGTGAAACTGAAGTTGTTTCAAGATGGTCAATTTCATCTTGAAGATGAGTAACCTCTCTATCAAGATTAAAGATGTTTTGAGTATTTAATGCAATTTGATGTTCTAATCCATCAATAGATTTATATGAAATTCTTACTAAACTTTTTGGAGAATTTAATTCAGTATTAACTACAAATTTTTTAGCATTTTCAGGCATTTCATAAACTGCATTTTCTGCAGTTTCTGCACCTTCCGACATTTCTATTATTTTATTATCTTCATCTAATACACATCTTAAAAGTAAACGTGGAGATGGAGAAGTACCTGTAAGTCTAATTAGTTCTCCTTCATTAACGTCAATAATTGCATAGCACATACCTAAATTTTCTTCAGGAGTTAAATCAACTTCTTGACCAATTTGGTAACCATCTTCTATAGCATAACCATTTACAAAATAAGAAGTTAAATCAGTTTCAACTTCTATTGTTTTTAAAAGTTTTTCAACATAATCATTTAAATCTTTTATAATTTGTTCTAGAGCCTTTTTAAATTCTTCATCTAAATCTTCAACGTGTTTGCAAAGCCATAGTAGTTGTTCTTCATAAGACATAGCAACTCTATATGAAGTAGGTATTTTTCCAATCTTACTCCAAAATGGTATTTGTGGAAACATTCTTCCAAATAACATAAAATCATCTCCTTATAAAATTAAAATAAACCAAAGAATAATGAATTACAAGCTTCAATAATATCTCTATCAGTAGCTATAACTATATCTCTAAATTGAGATATTAATTTTTGAGCAGTAGTCATTACACCTGAATTTCCTCTCATAGTTCTACTAAACGTTTCATCTCTAGTATCAGATTTTTCTCCTGAATAACTACCACTAGAATTACGAGTAGAATCATTTTCCTGATTTTGAGTATTAGAAGCAGAAGTTTCTGAATTAATAGAGCTTTCAGTTTCATTAGCAGTAGTAGAAGAAGCATAAGCTCCGAGCTAAAATATTTTCTTTATTAATTTCTCCTTGTGGAGTATCTGAATTTACGATTAATCCTGAAGCATTATCAGTTGACTTTGAAGTAGTTGTACCTTCATTTGTAATTTCTCCTTCATTATGAACTGCTTCTGCTCCTGTAGTAGAGCTTGAATTATTTTCAGTTCCTTCAATATTTCTAGTGTAGCTTTCAGTATAGTCTACATTTACTAAAGGGTCATATTCAATATATTTAGACCATATAAGAGGAAGTTTTTCTTCCATCAGTTCATTCATTTTAACTTTTGCAAAGTGCTGAAATAACCAAGGAGTTTCGAAACCTATTTCTCTCATATAATAATGGTCTACTATCTTTTTAGCAAGTTTTTCTTTACTCCAATTTGAAGCTTCCTGAATCCTTGCAATTTGTTCAGGAGATAAATAATCAGAAAGTTCATAAGAAGAAAACCAAGATTCAACTACATTTCTTCCATAGAGATTACATACATCTCTTAATTGAATTGTATAATCAGCCATCTTTTAAATCACTTCCTTTGCTATTTCTTTTTCTCTTATATCATCTAATCTTACTATAGAATCAGTTGTTTTAATAACGTTAAATAAATCAGAACGAACTTTAACATCAATTGCATTTTCTCCTGTAAGACCAAAATATTCATTAAATTCTTTACAAGCTTGTTTTCTAGTCTGAAGTCTAGCTTGTAGATTTAAATTAACTAATTCATTATTAGAAGAAGCTTCAGATTCAACTAATCTTTCTTTCTTTTCAGAAGCAATATTATCTATACCTAGAAATGTTAAAGCTTCATTCCATATTTGTTGTTTATAAAGCATTATCTTATCTGCAATAAATGGAGCTTCAGTTTTAATAGCTTCAATAGAATCAGAGCCTAATTGTTTCTTATCTGCATAAATAATAGGTTCATTTCCATTATACTTATTATATAGATTTTCCATTGTTAATTTTAATGATTCATCTCCACGAATAATCAAAGGAGTTTTTTGAGCCTTAATATTAACATCACAAGTTCTTTCTGCTTCATATAAGCGAAGTGCGAAAAGCTCCATAGTACCGAGCAGTTGGAATTTTTTCAATATTATTTTTTACTAAAATACAAGCTTCATATTCAGTTTGATTTGGAATTAGACCTGTATAAAGTTTTCTATTTTCCTGAAAGCCATCAAAAGAAAAGCAATTTAATGAAGAAGGTAATCCATAAATATTAACCTGACCATTAGTACAACATTTAGTATTAATGAAACCATACTCTTCAGTTTTTAAAAGTGAAGCTTCTCCAAAATAGTATAAGCATAATTCAAGAAAATCTGCGTTCATTGAATGAGGTAAATTAATCCACTCAAATTGAGTTAAAGCAACTTGCTTAAATCTATTTAGGTAATCAAAGTAAGTATTATCATTTACTAAAGCAGTATCTATAAAGTTATAATTATTTTTATAAACTCCTCTTCCACCTTTAATAGATTTTCCACCATAATTTTTCTTCATTTTTCCACCACCTTTTAAATAACAATACTATTTGTTTGAGAATAATCTCTAAACGTACTATAGTTATGCCAAAAAGTAATTCCTTCTTCTAATTGTTTTTTATATTTATTTAAATCTTCTTCAGGAATTAAAGTTCCTTCTATATTAGGAAGTAATAACTTTACAAAGTTCCAATTAGTTCTACCATTAATATTAGGAATTTTTAATTCATTTACTTTATAACCATACATTGAAAAATAATCATCAATAATTTTTGCAAATTCATTTTTAATTGATTTTTGGTAAAAGAAGAAACCATTCATATCTCCTGCTATATTTATATTTGCACCATTTATTAAACCACGTGAAGAATTTGCTTCCATTCCATGTTGATAATTAATCATTAAATTATCTTTGATTTTAGAAAGTCCTGATAAAACACTTCCATAGCTTATAGCTCCATCAATTACTTCTCCTGATTTTACATCTTCTCTTCCACTATTTGCTAAATTTAATCCACTTATTGCTTCTATTGCTCCCATAGCAATATTACCATTAAGATTAAGACCATTTTGAGAAAGCCAATTTTGATAATTATCTATATTCCAATTTAGAGTATGGAATTTTCCACCAATTAATCCTTCAGATTCATCATAACCTTGATTTTGTGTATAAAATTGTGGAGTAAGTTTTATTGAAACTCCGTTGAGTAGGTATACCACCAATTTGGAATTCACAATCATCTGAAGTAAATTTTTCATATTGGTAAACATTAGAAGTTCCATTATTATTTGAAACTAACATATAACAATAAGGGTAAGTAAGAAGTTTATTATTTCGTGGTACATAACCATCAATAGAATAAGGCTTATTAATATTAATAGTATGATATTTAGGAGAAGCTTCTCCATCATATTCATAAAACAATACTATTGTAGGGTCATCAGGGTCATATACTTCATGTAAAGTTCCTGAAGTAAATAAATTATATGGAACTGCATAGATTTCTCTAATACATTTTCTACCACCTGTACCTACGATATTATTATCAAAAGTATCAAATAATTTTATTAATTGATAACTAGTCATACATACATATATAAAACCATAG